TTCACTAAAGACTCAAGCTTTTGGTAAAAGTGTTCTTGACAATTTAAGAAGAGAAAGAATAGGAAGTAATTTAGCTGGTCAGTTTTTAATTAATAATTCTAATCCTAATACTCAATCATATGATGAAGCCTTTTTAGAAAGTAATCTAAAAAGATTTTACAGGTATTTAGACATTAATAATATACCAAGAGAATCCTTCTCTGTAACAAGAACACCAAAGAGTTATAGAATAGAAGCTAATAATGATATATTTTCAGCCAGAGATATACTAGAAAAATCAAGGTCTTGGGATACTAACAGATCTAGAGCTGTAGTCATGCATCTTAAGAGAATGTTTCCGCAGGTACAAGTTAAAATGTTGTCTGTTGCTCAAGCTAAAGTAATGTATGAATCATTACCAAAAACTAAAACCAACAATGTTGCTTTCAATGAAGTAAATTCTTTTTATATGGATGGTGTAGCTTATCTAATAAAAGGTAGAGTTACAGATGAAATAGCTATTGAAGAAATGCTGCATCCTTTTATAGATGCAATAAAGATGGATAATGAAGAACTGTTTAATTCACTACTTGATGAAGCAGTTAAGAATTTTCCTGAGTTAACCGCACAAATTGAAGATGCTTACAATAGCAGTACAAGAAATTTCAGTGATACTGAAAGAGATCTTGAAATTGTAACGCAAGCATTATCAAGACACTTCAAAAAAGAATATGAAACTACACCAACAAAAGGCTTCTTAGCAAAAGTTAAAGAGGTTATTGAATGGTTTAAAGGTGTAATAGAAAACTTAAACAAATACATTACTGGAAGAGAACTTCCGGTATCAGCTATTAAGCCAGGTACAACACTTAGTGATGTAGCTAAATTACTTAATACAGAAGGTATACAGTTTAAATTAGAAAAAAGAGTAGATGGTAAACTTAGATATAGTTTATCTCCAGCTAAAGAAATACAAATTAAAGATGCATTAGAAAGAGCTAATGATACACAGAAGCCTATTATAATGCAGTTGTTTAATGTAGCACAGAGTGAGAACTCAGGTATAGTTGACTCTCTCTCAGCATCAGTAAAGGATGCAGCTGAAGGAGATTCTATTGTCACACTTAATAAAGAAGACCATACATATATAAACTCTAATGATTCTGAAAAAGTATATACATCAGTAACTACAGCAATAAAAGGAAAGCTTTCAAAAGATAAACAAATTGCCCATCAAATAAATTTAGACATTGGTAATGAAGTAGATACATTGTTAGATGGTGTTATTGCAAATCTTTCTTTTGAAGATTCATATGCTGCATTAGAAACAAATAATATATCTAAAGAGGCAGCCAAAGACACATATGATACTTTAGGTAGCATTATGGATAGTCTAAAAATGAAAGGAGCAATTGTTTTATCTCAAGTTGTTTTGTTTGATGAAGCATCTAAGATGGCAGGTACAGCAGATGTCTTTATTATAGATCAACATGGTAGAGTTAATATCATGGATCTTAAGACTACAAAGAATGAACTGAGTAAAGAGGTTCCACTTAATGATAAAAAAGGAAAACGTTTAGGAAATCAGTATAAAGAGAGATTCTATGCTTTAGAAAATGATAGTGTTTTAAAACAGCAAGGGTTATCTACTGAACTTTCTACAGAACAACAGCATAATTTACAGGTAAATGTTTATAGAAGAATGGCAGAAAACATGGGGTACGAAGTATCTTATGATGAATGGGCAGCATCTACAATACATTTTAAAGTAGGTATAGAAGGCACGGGAGTTGATCAAGTATTTGATGGTTCAATAAACTTTGATAGATGGGTTCCTCATCCAATAAGCCAAAACCTTAATTTAGTTGATGCACTTGTACCAGAAGCAATAACTTCTTATCAAAAAAGTAAGTTAGAACAAGAACAGGAAGGATCATATAATAAAATATGGAATGGTAAAGACCAAGTAGATGAAACTACTGAAGCAGATAAAAATGCAGCAGAAAATTATGATGAATATAATGCAGCCGCAGGTTTATTAGATACATATCAAAAAGCTCTTATTGAAAAAAGAGATATGATTCCTATGTTGAAGTCCAATATATATATGGAATCAACAAAAGAGAATGAGATTGATCAAATATCTAAAACAATAGCATATATAAATTTAGCTATGGCTGGAGGTGTGAAAGGTCAATCCACAGCTTTATCTGAAGTACTATTAGATGCATTATCACAAGTAAAAGATTTTAGAAATTACATTGATGATCCTAAAAATATAAACTCCCCAGAGTATGTTTCTTATGTATTGAACTTTGATAAGTATATGAAGACATTTGAAGGTTTGTTTATACTTAATGATTTGAAAGGATTAAACAAATCTCAAAAGAATCTAATCCTATCATTACAACAACAATTTAATTTACTTAGTGGTGCTGGTACTGACACAGGAGGAATAGTAGGTACTGCATTAAAAGATTATGTGAAAGAAATGGTTAGGTTGAAATCAAGCAATGATTTTGGAGGGAAGGACAGTTTGTTTACTGAAAAAGATCTAGAGCTTTTAATGGAAAAAGCTGCAGATATAAGTGATACAGAATATCAAACCAAGGATTTAGCTACTTCTCCTGACATCTTGTTGGCAACAATGGATAAGATAAGAAAAGCGCAAAATCAAAAATTACTTGATTTGGTTGCTCAAAGGGAAACAGTTATTAGAGCAGCAGGTCAAAAGCTTGCTAAACTATCACCTGAACTAAAACTTGATAAGCTTTATGATTTCATGTTGGAGTTTGATGCAGACGGTACATTTAATGGTAGATATGTAACAAAAGTAGGTGAGCAATACTGGGCTATACAAAATTCTCTTAGAAGTGAATTATATGACAATGAAGGTACACCTTATCAGTATAGACCTGTATATGATTTAGAAAAAGCAAGTGCAGAGGATATAGAATATAATAAAGATTTAGCTGCCAAGAAAAAAGCATATGGAGACTTCTATATGGCTGAGGAAAAAAGAGATGATGGATCACTGCGTCCTTCAGGGCAATATCATAAATATACACAAAAGTTTATAGATATAAGAAACCAATATGAAGTATGGAGACCAGGTGCTGAAAGTAATACTAGAGGAAGCTGGGAAAAGAAAAAGAATGTTTCAGATGGAGAGTATGCTGCTTATGTTGCAAGATACTATGAGCCAATAGAATATACTAGAGCAGTAAGAGTAAAAGGTGTAGCAACAGGACAGATTATAGAAGACCGTCAAGATATGATGGTTCCAAAAGTAGAGTTTAGAGAAATACTTCTTACTACACTTGACGGACGTAATATGGCAAATCCAAAGTATGATGCTATAATGTCTGGTACTGATGCCAAGTCTGTTGCTCAAAGAGAGTTCTATAACTTATACGTAGATATGTATGAGAAAGACTTATTAAAGAAAATTCCAATTGGTCAAGCATCAAACATGCTTGGTAGAGTACCATTAGTACAGAATAAATTAATGTCTGAAGTAAAAGACAATGGAACATTGTTTACTAAGTTGTACGCTAGTATGTCAGAGAGTAGAGCATGGAATATGTTTCAACAAACTTCTACTCAAAAAAATGTTATACTAGATAATGAAGGTTATATCATTGATCAGATGCCTATCTACTATACAGGTAGACCTAAGCTTGATTCTGATATGGCTGATTTGCAAAAAGAGATTGATCTCTTGCAATCAAAGTATAAAAAGAATGAAATCCAAGATCAGAGATACAAGAAGGAAATAGCTGTATTAAATGGTAAAATGGTAAGGTTAAGAGCTACACCAAGTAGAGGTCAAGTTAGTACAGATATGGCATCTAGTTTACTTAAGTTTAGTGCTATGGCCCAAAACTATGAAACAATGGGTGCTGTAGATGACACGTTAAAGGCTTTTGTAAAAGTTATAGAGCAAAGAACGTATACTCCAGCTCCAGGCATGAGATTAAATTTAACAGCAAAAATAAAAGATAAGGTTGTTGAAAATCTAGGGACTAAAGCAAATACAAGTACACAAGAAAAAAATGTAGTACGTAGAGCTAAGAAGTTTATGTCTATGATTCATTATGATAATGAAAACATTACAAAGGGTACTGTAGATAAAATTGCAGATGGTCTTATTCAACTATCATCTTTATCATATGTAGCATTTAATCCATTTGGTAACTTTAATAACTACTTAATTGGTAGAATAAATAATAATATTGAGTCCATTGGTGGAAGATTTTACAGCCAAAAATCATTTAAAAGAGCAACTTGGGAATTTAATAAAAGAGCTATCCCAGGATTAGTTCAAAGAACGGCACATGGTGGTGCAGAAGATTTACTTGACGTAGTAACATTAGGGATTATACCAGGTTTAGCTAAAGCAGACTATAATAAAAAAATGCCTAATAGTAAGTATGAGGGATTTGTTGACATGTTTAGAATGATGGATAGTATGTCTGACATACGTGAACAAAGTAGAGCTACTGATGATGGTAAGAGTTGGTTTGATAGAGCAACTGAATGGGGTTATATAATGCAAGATGCTGCGGAATATAATTCACAAACTAAAGTGGGTATGGCCATACTTATGGATACTATGCTTAAGAATAGCAAAACAGGAGAACAATTATCATTTTATGATGCATTTGAATATGATGCAACAACACATGGTAATAAAATTAAAGAAGGTTTTGATACAGTAATTAGAAGGAATGGTCAAGAATCAACTTATACTGATGAGGTTAGATATGAAATCAGAAATGAGATAAGAGAAGTCAATAAACAAATTCATGGTAACTACGCTAAGGAAGATAGAATTGTATTGCAATCTCATACATTAGGTGCTTTAGCTATTCAATTTAAAAAGTGGTTAGCTCCAGCAATTAGAGCAAGATACCAGAGAGAATACTTTGATCAAAATTTAGGATGGATGGAAGGTAGATATAGATCTGCTTTATCATTCTTAAATTTTGCAAGAAAAGAATTAGCCCAAGGTAATATGAACTTTAGAACAATGGGTAAAGAATATCTTGATCAACAAGTTCAAGAATACACAACCCAAAAGTTTGGTGAGCAAGGTGCTAGAGACTATGGTCAAGGTGGTAACATAGATCAAAGGGCTAAGAATAGGTTGTTTGGCTTCTATAGAAGTATGGGTGATTTAGGTATTATGTTTAGTGTCATGTTTATTTCTTTACTGTTTGATGATATACTATCCGGAGATGATGATGATAGTGATACTGAAAAGAGATTTAAGAATTTAACAAGGTATCAAGCAGATAGAGTTTATAAAGAGCTTGTATTATTTATGCCTTCTTTTGCAGGATTTGAGCAAGTTGAACAAATGTTTAACTCTCCAATTGCTGCATCAAGATCAGTTAGTGAAATGTCTGAGTTTTTTGAGATGTTGTTTATTGGAGGTTTCAAACATTCAATGGCAAAAGTAACTGGAAATGAAGAAGCTTTTTATGCCAACTCTAATTATGTATATCAAAGAGGTAACAGAAAAGGAGAATTAAAATTATATAAAAACTTTAAAGATGTGTTTCCAATAGTATATTCTATTCAAAAATGGGATTCTTATCTTAAGAATGCTGATTTCTATATTAAATAAAATATTGAGTTTCCCTGATAATACCTAGGGATTTGTTTGATATGTACACCAAAAAAGTGTATATTATTATATAGGATATAAAGACATTTGAGAATAACTATGAAAAATATATTGACAGTATTAGCAGTAATAATCCTAACGTTCTCATCTTGTGGTACATATAATATATCTACAAGCTATAAGATTAAAAGTATTTTAACTATAACAGAAAAAGGTGACACTCTTGCGGTGCCTGTTAGAGACTTTAAGTTTAGAATTCTTGATAATAGAATAAGAGAATTTATAAACCGTGATCATTATAGATATCAATACAGAGGAAACTGGCAGAACTGGAATTGGAATTATCACAGTGTTCCAAATGTTAATGTTAGACAAACATACAGTCCACCTGTAATGCATACAAGACTAGTAACAACACCAATAATTAAACCAGTAAAGCCAATTAATGTTGTTACTCCTATAAGAGTACAAAAGAAAATTAAATTTAACAATGACAACTAAACTACTTATAGTGAGCATAACAGCATTCTGCACGTACTTATGTACGTACTTTTTTGATTTATCAATGGAAAACATGGAACAGTACCTGGCGGTTTGTTCAGTATTATGGTTAGATGGCATTTTTGGAGTTTGGGCTGGCTGTAAAAGAGAAGGGTTTAAAACATATAAGGCATTAAGAATTACTAGAAACACTTTTGTTTGGATAGCTATCCTCACAGTTATACTTATGGTAGAAAAAGGTTTTTCAGGTACAAGCTGGTTATCTGAGGTAGTTGTAGTACCCTTTATGATACTACAACTTATAAGCGCTTTAAAGAATGCTTCTATGGCAGGCTTAATTAAAACAGAAGAACTTAATAAAGTTCTAGATAGAATTGACAACCATAAAGGATTAAGAAAATAAACTTTAGTCTTATCCTGCCATTGTTCTAATAAGATGAACTGTCCAAGCAATTAATCCATTAACGTTTAAAGCAACAAGATTCCATTGTTTACGTGATGATGTTTGTATAACTACACATATAAAACCCAGTATAAATAATCCCGGATGTAGTGTCCATTGACCAGCTATCAAAAAGCCTGCACCCATATAACCTATACGGGATGCAACCTTTTGATATGATGTAAGCTTATTTGTATAAGCTAATAATTTAAGTATTCTTTTTTTAACCTTCACAACTTGAGCATTCTAAAATGTTACGTGCAAAATCTTGAGCACTGCTTTTACTAAACTGGTAGTACAAAGTTTTTACACCTTCTTCCCAGGCATACATGTATAATTTATTTATATCTTTAGCTGAGACAGATGGATCTATCATTAAGTTTAATGACTGTGATTGATCAATATACTTTTGTCTTTGTGCTGCTTGCAAAACAATCTCTTTTGGAGATATCTCTACAAATGATTTAAATACTTCTTTGGTAGGAAAATCTAAGTGTTGCACGCTACCATCTTTCTTTAAGATAGACTTCCAAGTCTTGTCTGTATTTAGACCATACTTCTCAAGCTCCTCTTCTAAAAACGGGTTCTTGTAAATAGTTTTAGACTTAGCAAGATCCTTAATAAAGTAGTTAGACTTAATAGGCTCTATACCCATAGACACAGCACCATGTATAAATGAACTAGACTTAGTAGGAGCAATGGCCATAAGAGTAGTGTTAGCATATCCTTCTCTAAGAGATGTATATCCATACTCATTATGTAATTCTCTAGAAGCAATCTCACTTCTATCTTTGAGAGTTCTAAATATTTCACTGTTCAAACCTTTAGCTTGTAGTGAGTCAAACTCAAGAAGCTTAGACTGAAACAATGAGTGGTAACCCAACACACCAAGACCAATAGCTCTGTGCTTCTCAGCAAAGTTAAATGCTCTCTTCATGCCTGGCATGGTTTCAGACTTAATAATGAATTCATCCATTACTGCATTTAAGAAATATACATATGTTTCAATTGCGTCAGTCTCTTTTATAAGGTCCCAGTGTAATAAGTTGATAGAACCAAGGCAACATACAAAAGAGTTATAACTATCAGTGGGAAGCTGGATCTCTGAACATAGATTAGACGCTGTGATTTCCATCCCAAGCTCTTTGTAAGGTGAGTTGTTATTAGAGTTATCTTTAAACATAATATACGGAAATCCAAATTCACTTCTGTTTTGAATAATCTTAGCCCATACCTTACGCTTGCTTTTATCTCCTTCTTTCATTTCAGTCATCCATTGATCAGTAACTGTAACACCATACTGCAAATTTTGTATAGGGTTACCCTCTGTGCCAATATCCAAGAACTCTAAGATGTCCGCATGCTCAACTGGTAGGTATACTGCACAAGCACCACGTCTAGCCTCAGACTGCTTGCATACATCTACTACAGTATCATAAATCTTAGCATAGTGCACTGGGCCATCAGCAAAGCCGCCTGTAGATATTTCAGTTCCTCTTGCTCTAATGTTGCCAATAAAAGCACTTGTGCCTCCCCCATATTTACTCATCATTCCAATTTCACGGCCAGCATTTAATATGCTATCTAAGTTATCATCAACGTTAGATCCATAACAACTTATAGGTAAACCTTTTTGTTTACCAAAATTAATCCATACAGGAGTAGACAAAGAGTAAAAACCTCTTGCCATGTAGTCCTCAAACTTTTCTGCAAAGCCTTTTATATTCAAATACTTTTCTGCTTTTATAGCAATGTCTTTGATTCTTTGTTCAGGGCTTTCAGATATATACCCTCTTGATAAAAATGTGCGGCTGTCTTCATTCAGCCAGTAGTATTTATTATATTCCATTGGTTTTTGTTTTTA